CTGCCAGATAGCCGAAGCCATCCCCGGCAAAATTAAGGCTACAACCACTGATTATCCCACGCAGCAATGCAACCTGCGCTTCTAAAAAAAAATTCGGACCCCTTTCCTGGGAAAATTGCCGCTTGACGCCACGAGCCTAGGCAACATATCCTGTCAATCGTGCCGCAAGAGCCACGGCGCCCCTTCCCCACCGTGGCCCAGTAAGCCGGCATCGCGCTCCGGGGGCGGCGCGTAACAAGGACGCCCCCACTGATTTCGGGAGAAGGCAATGACCAGTCGGAAAAACGTCGGACGATCTGCGGTAGGGCGCAAGGGCAAAGGTGGCCGTCACATGGGCCGCCAACCCAACTGCACTCCCAACGAGATGAAGGTCATCGACGAATACTTCCTGAACGGCTTCGTCAAGTACAAGGCGTTCCAGGCCGTCTACACCAACCAGTCCGACCAGTCGGCCCGCGGCAACACCTGGCAGTTCTTCAGCCGGCCCTGGGTCAAGGAAGAAATCGAGCGGCGCATGAAGTCCAGCCGCCAGCGCTTCGACGTCTCGCAGGAAACCCTGGTGCAGGAGTTGGCCGCGATCGGTTTCGCCCGCCTGTCCAACCTGCTCGACGTGCAGGAGGACGGAACGGCGGTCGTGAACCTCAAGAACCTCGGCGAGGCCGAGCGGGCGGCGATCTCGGAGATCACGGTCGACGAATACCAGGAGGGCCACGGCGAAGAGGCCCGGCCGGTGAAGAAGGTCAAGATCAAGCTGCACGACAAGAACGCCGCGCTTGAGAAGCTCATGCGCCACATGGGCCTGTTCAAGGACAAGGTGGAGCACGGCGTCGAGCAGTCGCTCGCCGACCTGCTCATCGCCGGCCGCAGCCGCCTGGCCGTGGAGAAGCCCGAATGAACTGGGGCCTGGAACTGGGGCTCGCCGTCGCCTTGCTGGCGGCCGCAGCCGTGGTCGTCCTCATCGTCCAGTCGGTCTGACCGATGCCGGTCTCACGCGATACCAAGATCAGCAAGGCCGACGCCGAACTGGCGGCGATGGTCCGCACGTTCTACGACGACCCGCTGGGCTACGTGATGTACGTGTTCCCGTGGGACACCGACACGTCGATCCAGATGGCCGAGTTGCAGGAGCCGTGGAAGTCCCGCTTCCCCGGCCTCAAGTACGGGCCGGACGCCTGGGCCTGCGAGTTCCTCGACCAGGTCGGCAAGGAGGTCCGCAAGCGCAAGTTCGACGGGAAGCACGCGGTCGAGCCGATCCGCATGTCGACGGCGTCGGGCCACGGCATCGGCAAGTCGGCGCTGGTGGCCTTCCTCATCAAGTGGATCATGGACACGCGGCCGCGCTGCAAGGGCACGATCACCGCGTCGACCGACAGCCAGCTTCGCACGAAGACCTGGGCCGAGCTTGCGAAGTGGCACGCCATCTCGCTGACGAGCCATTGGTGCGAGTACAACAACTCGCGCGGCAACATGAGCTTCCGCAACAAGGCCGAGCCGACGCGCTGGTTCTGCACCGCGCAGACCTGCCGCGAGGAGAACTCCGAAGCGTTCGCCGGTCAGCACGCGGTCGACAGTACCTCGTTCTACATCTTCGACGAGGCATCCGGCGTGCCCGACAAAATCTACGACGTGCGCGACCCGGGCGGCGTGACCGACGGCGAGCCCATGATCTTCGACTTCGGCAACCCGACCAAGAACTCGGGGCGCTTCTACGAGAACACGGCGGGCAAGAACAAGCACCGCTTCATCGTCCGGCAGATCGACAGCCGCGACGTCCAGATCACGAACAAGAAGCTGCTCCAGCAGTTCATCGACGACTACGGCATCCAGAGCGACATCGTGAAGGTCCGCATCCTCGGGCAGTTCCCGGCGATGGGCGACATGCAGTTCATCTCGACGGACGACGTCGCCGAGGCGATGCTGCGCCCGACGCTGCCGGACTTCTCCGGCCCGCTCGTGATCGGCGTCGACGTGGCCCGCAAAGGCTCGAACAACTCGGTCATCTACCCCCGCGTCGGCATGGATGCGCGGACATGGGAGCCCAAGGTGTTCTCCGGCCTCGACATCGTCCAGCTTGCCGGCAAGGTCATCGAAACGATCCGCGAGTTCCAGGCGCTCGGGATGCGATGCCGCGGCCTCTTCGTGGACGGCACCGGCGTCGGCGGCGGTCTTGTCGACCAACTCATGCACCTCGGCTACGACCCTATCGAGGTGCAGTTCGGATCGAAGCCGATCGACAACAAGATGTACAAGTACAAGGTCGACGAGCTTTGGGGGCGGATGCGCGACGCGGTGAAGACGCGCCTCATCCTGCCGTCGCCGATCTCGAAGCATGGCGCGCGGATCAAGGACGAACTGACGCAGCGCGAGTACGGCCACACGCCGCTCGGCCAGCTTCGGCTCGAGAGCAAGGACGACATGGAGAAGCGACTGGGCAGCGACGCCAGCCCCGACATCGCCGACGCGCTGGCCGTCACCTTCGCGCAGGACGTGAGCGACATCGACTTCGACGACTACCCCATGCCGAAGGCCCGGGTGAAGCACGAGTTCAATCCGCTTGACGCGGCATAAAGTCCTGCGTAGTATCGGCTAGATTTCCTAGGAGGGCTTCGCGATGGCAGCAGTTACCCGAACCGAGCACGCCGGCAACAGCTACATGGCGTCGTGGACGTTGACCACGGCCGACCATACCGGCGACAGCTACGAGCACCCCGGCGCTGCCGACCGCACTGTCCAGGCGTCGGGCACCTTCGGAGGCGCCACCGTCGCGATCGAGGGGTCGAACAACGGCTCGACCTGGTCGCCCCTGACGGACCCCGGCGGCACGGCCATCACCTTCACCTCGGCGGGCATCGAAGCGATCGCCGAGAACCCGCTGTACGTCCGCGCCCGCCTGTCCGTGACGGGCATCGGCGCGACGATCGTCGTCAACATGCTGAACCGGAGCCCCCGATGAGCCAGGTCAACCGCGACGCGGTCGAAGCCGCGAAGACTTTCACTCGCCAGTTCGAGGCCGTGGCCAAGATCGCGAAGGCGCTCGAGGGCATCACCTCGCTGGAGAACCACGAGACGGAACTGAAGGCGCGCGTCGCCAAGGCGGAGAAGGAAGCCGTCGAGGCGGAGACCAAGCTCGCCAAGGCCGAAGACGCCGTCAAGGCCGCCGAGAAGACGGCCAAGGACGTCGTCGAGAAGGCCGCGGAAGAGGCCATTCACGTTCGCGACGAGGCCGCAGCGATCGCCAAGGAGAAGATCGCCGCCGCCGACAAGAAGGCCGCCAAGGTCGACGAGGAGATCGAAGCGAAGCTGGCGGACGCCGCCGGCAAGCTGTCGGCCGCCGAAGCGGAACTTGCCAACAAGAACGCCGCGATCGACGCCGCCACGGAAGCGCTCGACGCGATCAACAAGGCGCTGGCGGAAGCCCGCGCCAAGCTGGGGGTCTGATCCATGAGCTTCGGCAACACCACCGAGAACGACATTCTCGAAAAGATTTTCAAGGCGACGGCGCTGTCGTGGGATGCGGTGGCGAACCTCACCGTCCATCTGCACACGGCGGACCCGGGCGAGGGCGGCAACTCGTCGACGAACGAGTGCGCCTACACGTCCTACGCGGCGGTCAACGTGTCGCGGTCGGGCACAGGCTTCACGGTCTCCGGCAACTCGGTCCAGAATGCGGCGCTGATCCAGTTTCCGCAATGCACCGGCGGCAGCGAGACCGCGACGCACTTCTCGGTCACCCCGCAGTCGTCGACGCAAATCCTCATCAAGGGCGCGCTGTCGTCTTCGCTGTCCATCTCGTCGGGCATTCAGCCGCAGTTCGCTGCCGGCGCGTTGACAGCGACGCTGGACTGATGCCCGTCGCCCGCTACACCTGCACGGCCTGCGGCCTCGCGACGCGGTGCGAGCAGGGGGCGGACCATCGCATCTGCAACTGCGAAGCTCCGTACGACGAAGAGCTTGAGGAAGAGCCGGGGGGTGCGTAGTGGGGATTTACAATACGCGGGACATCGTCGACGCCGAGCTTGAGGGCCGGTTCCGGCAGTACGAGTTCGTCAAGAACGTCAACCAGGTCACGGCGCAAGGCATCTGGTACGACCTGACGGGTGCTGCGGGGAACCCGAAGGCGAAGCAATGGTTCGACGCCGCCCCGTTGGTGGCCCAGCAGATCAAGCAGTCGACCGACGGCGGCATCTACCACGGCGCCAATGTCGAGGGCTCCGGCTACGCGAAGCACCTGCGCTTCATGCGCGCCGCGTGCGCGTCGGCTACACCTCTGCCGATGCCGCTGATCCTTTGCGACTACCTGCTGTACTACCCGTCGATCGAGGACGGCACCACCGATCCTCAAACCATGGACAACACGCTGCCGTTGCCGCGCTACGCCGACGGCGCCGGAGTGCAGATGATGGCCGTCACGATCTCCAGCCGCACGGGCGGCCAGTCGTTCTCGGTCACGTACACCAATTCGGATGGGGTTGCGGGACGGGTGACGCCGGCCGTCGTGCAGAATACCGCGGCGGCGCCCGGATCGGTAACGACCAGCGCCACGGCGACCGCGGGCACGGGAGGGGGGCCGTTTATCCCGCTTCAGAATGGCGACAGCGGGGTACGATCCGTCGAGAGCGTCACGATGAACGGGGCCGACACCGGCTTCTTCGCGATAGTGCTGGTCAAGCCAATCGCGCAAACTGTCATCCGCGGCCTCGACGCGCCGTACGACAAGGACTTCCTGATTTTCGCGTCGGAACTGGAACGCATCCACGACGACGCTTACCTTTCGCTCCTCGCGCTCCCCAACGGCTCCCTGACGGGCCTTGCGGTGCGCGGGGCCGTTCGAACCGTCTTTAACTAGGAGAGCCCGATGCCCGGATTTAACTCGACCGACCAGATCGTCGAAGCCATCACCGCGGGGCGCACGTTCCGCACCAACTGGGGCAAGCTGTTCAACCCGACCGCGGCTGCCGTCGCGAACGAGTGGCACACGCTCTTCCGCGGCGCCGGCAATCCCCCGGCGGATGCGCTGTTCAACACGGGCACCAACCTGGCGTTCCAGGCCGTCAAGGACACGACGACTTCGGCGGGCGCGATGCAGCACGGCGGCGCGGTGCAGCCCACCTACCACAAGCACCTGTTGAGCGCCGCCGCGGTGTCTGCGGCTGCGACGGTGGTGCCCGGAACCCTGGCCCTCGTTGACGTCGTCGGCTTCTACCGCGTCACGTCGGTCACGACGACGACGGCGCAGGCGACCACCAACACGCTCGGCCAGTCGGATACGTTCACGGCCGACGCCGGCAGCGACGTCTGCACCTATACCTCGACGGCGAACTTCCCGTCGAACATCCTGACGGGTACGCGCGTCCGCCTGACGACTACGACGACGTTGCCGGGCGGCCTCGCCACGGCGACGGACTACTACGTCATCAAGGTCGACGACGGCACGTTCAAGTTGGCCACGTCGTTCGCCAACGCGATCGCTGGCACGGCGATCAACATCACCGACGCGGGCACAGGCACCCACACGATCACCTGGCTTCTGCCGCGCCACACCAACGGCGCGGGCGTCAACGCCATCATCTTCAACTCGAACGCGACGGCGCTCGGCGCAGCCACGCCGAACCTGTCGCTCGGGTACACCAACTCGTCGCAGACCACGTCGCGCGCCACGCCGACGGTGTTGCCGGTCGGCAAGACGGCGGCCTCCAATTCCCATATCATCTACACGGGCGCAACCGCGGCCGGGAAGTACAACTACATGGTGCCCCTCCAGGGCGGCGACGGCGGCATCGCCGAGATCAACACGATCCAGAACCAGACCTCTTACGTCTCGGGCGAATACTGCGTGGCCCTCATCAAGGAGATAGCGCAAATCCCGCTGTCGACGCTGGGCTTGGCGGCCGAGCAGAACTTCGCCTTCGGGCTGCCGTCGCTGCCGCGTATCTACGACGGCGCGGCGCTCTACTGGGTTTGGGGCTCGGGCGTCGCGACCCCCGCCAACTCCGGCTTCTCGGGCTACCTGAACTTCGTTTGGAACTGAGATGATCCTCGCGAACTACGCGCAAGTAAATCGTAACTGCAACCGGGATTGGGGAACAGCGTTCACCAACCCGCTTGCGGTTATGCGCGCGTGGAACTACCCCAATTCCGCGATCTCCGACACCTCCGACGTCGACCTCAAACGATCCGGCTTCCCGCACGGGTACAACACCCATCGGGCGTACTCTCACCCGCTCAAGGCCGGAGACGTATCGGCGGTCAACGCGGCCCGCGGGTCTCTAACCGCGTCGGCTTCCGGCGCGCTAGGCCGCAACGTCGACGGCTCGGCGGCGATCACACTGTCGACGAGCGGCACCGGCCAGCTTGTCGTCTCCGGCGTCGGTTCCGCGGCGATGACCCTGTCGACCTCCGGCGCGATCGTCGCCTCCCTGGCTGCCGTCGGCTCCGCCTCTCCGGCGCTGTCGACCTCCGGCGCAGTCACCGGCAAAGGCAACATCTCGGGGGCGGCCGCCATGTCGCTGTCGACCTCCTTGGCCAGCTACGCGACCGGCGAATTGGCGGGCAGCGTCAACATGGGCGCCGTGGCCCTGGGCGCCGACACGTTCTCGGCGTACCTCATGGACGAGACGGACGTTGAGACCGGCCTCACTTTGCGTCAGGCGCTCCGCATCGTCACGGCGGCCCTGGCCGGAAAAATCTCGGGGGCCGAGACGACGACCGTCACCATCCGCAACGCCCAGGCGGACGACAAGAACCGCATCACCGCCACTGTGGACGCGAATGGAAATCGTACCGCGGTGGTGCTCGATGTTTCCTAAGTCCTATTTTGCGGTGCGCTACTTCGCGCCCGCCTACTACCCGCCGATCGGCTCGATCGTCGTCACACCGACGGTGAGCTACGGCATCTATCCCCGCTTGCGCCGTCGTAGGCGATAGGCTACTGTACCTAGGAATTTCAGCAAGGAGACCCCGATGAGCTTCGGTTCCGCGCCTTCGATGCCGGCTCCCCCGCCGCCTCCGCCTGCGCCCCCGCCGCCCCCGACGCCGGTCGACCCGGACGTCAAGAAGGCGCGTGCTTCCAACCGGCAGGCCGCGGCTCTGGCCGGCGGGCGCCAGTCGACGGTGCTGACCACCTCGCAGGGCTTGACCGACGTCGCCGCGCAGGGCCGCAAACAAGTCCTCGGGGTATAGCGCCATGCGCGACCCCAACAGCAAGGAATATCTCGACAAGCAATTCCTCGCCATGCGGCAGGAGCGCGAGACGTTCATCGACCACTACCGGGAACTGGCCCGCTACATCAACCCGCGGCGCGGGCGCTTCCTGACGACCGATCGCAACAAGGGCGAGCAGCGGCACCAGGAGATCATCAACAGCCACGCCTCGCAGGCCCACAAGGTCTGCACGAACGGGCTGCTGTCGGGCATCATGTCGCCTGCGCGGCCGTGGTTCGACCTCATGGTCGACGACAGCGAACTGCTCGAGTTCCAGCCGGTTAAGATTTACCTCGAGGAAGTGACGAAGCAGATCAACCGCGTCTTCAACTCCTCGAACCTCTACAACATGGCGCCGACGATGCTCGGCGAGATGGTGCTGTTCGGCACCGGGGCCATGTCGCACGAGGACGACTTCGAGAACGTGGCGCGCTTCTATGCGCACACGGCCGGCAGCTACGTCATCGCGCAGGACGAGAACTACCGCGTCAACTGCTTCGGTCGCGAGTTCGAAATGACGGTGCTTCAGATCGTCAAGAAGTTCGGGCTTGAAAACGTCTCGATCCAGGTTCGACGCGCCTACGACCAGGGCGACTATCACGTCTGGTATCCTGTGCGCCACCTGATCGAACCGAACCCGGAAGCCGACGCGCGCAAGCCGATCGCGAAGTACAAGGCGTACCGTTCCTGCTACTTCGAGCCCGACCGCGTCCACGGCTCGGAGAAGGACAAGTTCTTGCGGCGCTCGGGCTACGACGAGTTCCCGATCTACGCGCCGCGCTGGGCGGTCACGGGCGAAGACATCTACGGCACCGATTGCCCCGGCATGACGTCGCTCGGCGACGTTCGGATGCTGCAAATCCAAGAGCGCGAGATGGCCAAGGCGATCGCGCGGCAGAACACGCCGCCGATGCATGGGCCGGCCTCGCTCGCGTCGAAGGAAGTCGACCTGCTGCCCGGCGGCGGGACGTTCTACGACGCCGAGGGCTCGTCGCGTCTGATGCCGGTCTACCAGCCGAACGCCGACCTCAACTCGATGATGGCCGACCTTCAGCGCACGCAGGCGCGCATCGACCGCGCGTTCTTCGTCGACCTGTTCCTCGCCATCACCAGCATGGAAGGCATCCAGCCGCGCAACCAGTTGGAACTGACGCAGCGCAACCAGGAGCGCCTGCTGCAACTCGGGCCGGTGCTCGAGCGCACCCATAACGAGTTCCTGACCCCGCTGGTCAACCGCACCTTCAACCAGCTTGTGCGCGCGTCGACCGACGCGAACGGCAACTGGCTCGAGACCGCTGCGCTGCCGCCTCCGCCGCCCGAGCTTCAGGGCCGCGATATCGAACCGCGCTACATCTCGTCGATCGCCATTGCGCAGCGCGCGGCCGGCGTCGGCCCCATCGAGCAGACCGTGGCTCTGGTCGGCGGGCTGGTGCAGGCCGGCATCCTGCGCGACAGCTTCAAGATCGACGGCGACCAAGTCGTCGACGAGTACGCGGCGCGCGTCGGCGCCCCGCCGAAAATCATCGTGCCCGACGACGCGGTCGCCGAGCAGCGGCAGGCTGCGCAGCAGCAGGCCAACATGGCGCAGATGGCCGAGGTTGCGGCCACCGGCGCCAAGGCCGGCAAGGACCTCATGCAGGCGCAGGCAGCCGCGCGGGGTCAAGGAGCGCGTCGGTGAGCGACGACTTCTTCGACGACATCGTCAAGCCGACCGGCAACCACGCCGCGATCGAGCGGAACGAACTCCTAAACGTGATGCGCACGGCGGACGGGCGCGCGGTGCTGTGGCGCCTCCTCAACGAAGGCGGCCTCAACGATCAGACGTTCGTGGGAGAAAATCCCTTGCAGGCGGCATTTCGATCCGGTAAAAGGGAAGTTGTCCTCCAACTGTGGAGGCAGATGCGGTCGGTCGACCTCGGGCTGGTTCGCGTCATGGAAGACGAGGGAATAGAACGCGAGCGCGTTCGGAAAGGTGGTCAGTAACATGGCTGGGGAAACCGAAGACAAGGGCGCTGCCGGCGCCGCGGGAGGCGTGGCAGACACCAAGGATCAGGCGCTCGGCGGAGACGCCGCGAAGGCGGCTGCGGACGCTGCGGCAAAGGCTGGCGAGAAGCCGGCGCAGGCGCTCGACGGCGGCGAGAAGAAGCCGGACGCCAAGGAGGGCGCCGAAGGCAAGAAGGACGGCGGCGAGAAGAAGCCGGACGCCAAGGAGGGCGCCGAAGGCAAGAAGGACGGCGAGGGCAAGAAGGACGACAAGCCCTCCGGCCCGCCGGAGAAGTACGAAGATTTCAAGCTCCCCGAGGGCGTCACGGTCGACGCGGCGCAGATCGAGGGCTTCAAGGGGCTCGCCAAGGAACTGGGCCTGACCCAGGAAGCGGCGCAGAAGCTCGTCGACTTCCAGGCCGCCAACGAGGCGGCGCAGGTCAAGAAGATCGGCGAGTTTTGGGACAAGCAGGCGAGCGATTGGCTCGCCGAGGCGAAGGCCGACAAGGAGTTCGGCGGCGCCAAGTTCGACGAGAGCGTGGCCGCGGCGAACGCGGCCCTCAAGCAGTTCGGCACGCCGAAGCTGATCGAGGCTCTCCAGACCTACGGGATGGGCAACCACCCCGAGGTGATCCGCGCGTTTGCGCGCGTGGGTCAGGCCATCCAGAACGACAAGCTCGTTCCTGGGGGCAAGGACGTGTCGAAGCCGACCTCGGCCGCCGAGGCGCTCTACCCGTCCATGCGTGCGAAGTAAACCAACCCCAGCCAGGAGGAACCAGCAATGGCCGCTCTGTCCACCAACAACATGACGCTCCTCGACCTCGCCAAGCGCACCGATCCGAACGGTGGCATCGCGAAGGTCGTGGAAATCCTCGACCAGACCAACGAACTGATCCAGTTCCTTCCCTTCATCGAAGGCAACCTGCCGACGGGTCACCTGACCACGATCCGCACGGGCCTGCCCCCGGTGACCTGGACGACGCTCTACTCGGGCGTCACGCCGGGCAAGTCGACGACCGTGCAGGTCACGGAGACCGTCGGCCGCATGGAAGCGTTCTCGGAAGTCGACGATCGTCTCCTCCAGCTTGCCAAGGACAAGGCCGCGGCTCGCTTCACCGAGGAGAAGGCGCAGATCGAGAGCTTCGCGCAGGAGATGGTCCGCGCCATCTTCTACGAGAACGTCACGACCAACCCGGAGCGCTTCACCGGCCTGGCCCCGCGTTACAACACCCTGTCGACGGCCACGGCGGCGAACGCCGAGAACGTCATCACGGGCGGCGGCGGCGGCTCGGACAACGCCTCGATCTGGCTGCTGGTTCTCGGCGAGGACACGATCCACGGCCTGATCCCGCAGGGTGCCTCGGCCGGCCTCACGATCGAGGACCTCGGCAAGCAGGTCATCGAGGACGCCTCGAACGGCTCGAACACCGGCCGCATGATGGCGTGGCGTACGCACTACGAGCAGAAGCTCGGCATCTGCGTCCGCGACTGGCGCTACGGCGTCCGCATCCCGAACATCGACAAGTCGGCGCTGCTCGCCGATGCGTCCTCGGGTGCGAACCTGCCGCGCCTGATCCACGAGGCGATGAACCTCATCCCCTCGATGTCGCGCGGTCGCGCCGTGCTCTGCATGTCGCGCTACGTCCGCACCCGCCTCGGCCAGCAGCTTTCCGAGGGCACGAAGAACTCCTCGCTCATGCGCGAGGAAGTCGGCGGCAAGATGGTCGACACGTTCCAGGGCGTCCCCGTCCTGCGCGTCGACGCCCTCGCGGCCGACGAAGCGGCGGTTTCGTGATCTAGCGGGGCGGGTTTCGGCCCGCCCCACCTGATCGCACCAATCTCTCGAGAAGGAGACAACGACATGGCCATCATCGACAACCTCAACACCTTCGCCGACGGCACCGCCCTCGGCGCGTCGACGGGGCGCCGCCTCGTCGGCAACCAGATCGACCTCGGCATCGCGGGGCGCAACGTCGGCGCGGGCAAGCCGCTCTACGTCGTCATCCGCGTCGCGACGGCGGTCACCTCCGGCGGCACCACGAACGTCACGTTCGAACTGGTGTCGGACGCCTCGGCGTCCATCGCGACGGACGGTTCGGCGTCGATCCACTGGGCTTCGGCGGCGATCGCCAAGGCGACCCTCGTGGCCGGCTACCAGATCGTCATCCCGCTGCCGCAGGGCTCGCCCGCCTACGAGCGCTACCTCGGCATCATCGCCAACGTCGACACGACGGCGGTGGACACGGGCGCGATCGACGCCTTCCTGACGTTCGATCCGCCGGAAGCCTGGAAGGCGTACGCCGACGCCTCGAACTAAGGTCTAGCCCGGGCAGGCAGGGGCGGCTTCGGCCGCCCCTGATCCCGCAAGTTTCGTGGAAGGAGAAGGAAGCCAATGGCCAAGTTCTATCTGAAGAATGACTGGTTCGCCCCCGACGGTTCGTTCTGGACCGCGGCGCGCGTCGTGCCCGTCGAAATCCCCGATCACCTCGTCCCGTACCTGCCGAAGTCGGCCGAGGCGGACGACGGCAAGGATCGCTTCGGCGGCAAGCCCGTCGTGCCGATGATGAACATCCCGGTGCGCGGCTTCCGTACGGTCACCAGCGCCGACACCGTCGCTGCCAAGGCAGAAGCCGAGGCTGCGGCCGCCAAGCCGGCGCCGGTTGCCGAGGTTCCGCCGGAAGTCGTCGTCGCCGAGGCCCAGGTCACGGCCGAAGGCGACGAGGTCCGCAAGGCAGAGAAGGCCCCGACGCGCCAGCGCCGCGGGTAGCGCGCCATGTCGGTGCTGACCACCGTCAACATCGCGAACCTCGCGCTCGACCATATCCGGGCGGGCAACATCGAGAGCTTGACCGAGGCGTCGGTCGAGGCCCGAACGGTGAAGTCGTGGTTCGACGTCTGCCGACGCGAAGTGCTCGAGCGCCACGACTGGGCGTTCGCGCGCAAGCGGCTGGCACTGGCCACCCACAGCGAGGACCCGCCGGAGGGCGTGTGGTCGTTCCGTTACCAGTACCCGGACGATTGCGTCTCGATGCGCCGCCTGCGTAACCCGGCGGGCGAGCAGGCCGATCCGGTTCCGTTTGCGGAAGAGGCGGCTACCGACGGCAGCCGCTCGATCCTGACCAACCTCGACGACGCGATCGGCGTCTACACCTACGACTGCACCAACCCGCTGGTGTTCACGCCGTCCTTCGTGTTGGCGTTCTCGCATTGCCTGGCCTGGCGCATCGCGTTCAAGATCACGGCGAAGCGGTCGATAGCCGAGGAGCAGGGCAACATCTACAACGCCATGTTCCGCTTGTCGGCCGCGCAGAACGCGAACGCGGCGGCCGGTGAACCTCCTCGGGATGCCTCTTGGATCAGGGGGCGGTAAATGCCCTCGCTGATCCAGCCGTCCTTCGCAAAGGGTGAGGTCGGCGACGACATCTTCGGCCGCGTCGACACCGCCGCTTATCAGGTGGCGCTGCGTCGCGCCTACAACGTCGTCATCCGCGCAGCCGGCGGCGCCCAGCGGCGCCCGGGCACCTACTTCATCGGCCCGGTCAAGACGCACACCTACACGCCCCGCCTGATCCCGTTCCAGTTCAAAACGACCGACACTCACATCCTCGAGTTCGGGAACCAGTACATCCGGTTCATTCGAAACGACGCCTACATCACGCGCACCGCGACCAACATCACCGGCATCACCAAGGCCAACCCGGCTGTCGTGACGTCGGCGTCGCACGGCGTCACCAACGGCGAGGACGTCTACATCGAGGGCGTTGTCGGCATGACGCAGGTCAACGGGCGCTGGTTCCGGGCGGCCAACGTCACGACTAACACCTTCGAGCTTACCGACCAGGTCACCGGCTCCAACATCAACTCGTCGGCCTACACGACCTACTCGTCGGGCGGCACGGTCGCGCGCGTCTACGAGATCAGCAGCCCCTACGTCACGGCCGATCTCTTCGAGTTGAAGTTCGTGCAGTCGGCCGACGTGCTGACGATCGTCCACAAGAACTACGCGCCGCGAGAGCTTTCCCGCGCAGCGCTGACGTCGTGGTCGCTGGCCACGATCACGTTCGCCCCGAGCATCTCCGCCCCCGGCAGCGTCACCGTAACGCCGGTCTCGGCCGCTTCTACGACGTACAACTACAAGGTAACGGCGGTCTCCGACGCCACTGGCGAAGAGAGCCTGGCCGGCAGCGGGTCGACGTCGACAGGTGCCACGACCCCCAACAATACGATCACCTGGTCGGCCGTATCCGGCGCGTCGAAGTACAACGTCTACCGGCTTGGCGCAGGGCAGTACGGGTTCATCGGGTCCGCCGAGAGCACGACCTTCACCGACAACAACCTCGACCCCGACGAAACCGACACGCCCCCGGCCGCGTTCGACCCGTTTTCGGGGTCGAGCAACTACCCGAGCGCGGTCTCGTACTACGAGCAGCGTCGGGTGTTCGGGGGCACGATCAACAAGCCCGACACCAACTATTTCTCGCAGACCGGCGGGTACAGCAACTTCAGCAAGTCGGAGCCGTTGCGCGACGACGACGCCATCACCGCGACGCTGTCGAGCCGGCAGGTCAATGAAATCCGCGACTACGCCCCGCTCAACGACCTGCTGGTGTTCACGAGCGGCAGCGAATGGCGCATCAACTCCGGCCAGGACAGCGCCTTCTCGGCGTCGACCCTGCGCCAGAAGCCGCAGTCGGCGTGGGGCATCTCGTTCCAGCGCCCGATCATCATCGGTTCGACGACGCTGTTCGTGCAGGAAAACCGCAGCCGCGTTCGCTCGTTCGGGTATTCGCTCCAGGTCGACGGCTACACCGGCACCGATCTCAACCTGCTGGCCAGCCATATCTTCGCGAAGCACTACGCGGTCGACTGGGACATGGCGCGCTACCCCGACGCTGTGGTCCACGCCGTCCGCAGCGACGGCCTTCTCGCGGCCATGACGTTCCAGCAGGAGCAGGAAGTGATCGCGTGGTCGCGCTGGGAGACCGATGGCAAGTTCGAAGCCGTGGCCGCCCTGCCGCGCGCCAGCGACGAATTGTTCGACCGCGTTTACTTCGTGGTCAAGCGGACGATCAACGGGCAGACGGTGCGCTATGTCGAGCGCTTGACGCCGCAGTATTCCGACGCGGTCGAGGACTGCTTCTTCGTCGACTGCGGTCTGACGCTCGACAACCCCGTCACCATTACCGGCGTCTCTCTGGCAAACCCCTGCGTCGTCACGGCGCCTGCGCACGGCTTCTCGAACGGCGACTTCGTCGACGTCGTCGACATCGTTTGGCAGGTCGAGACCGATGCTTACGGCGGCACAAGCCAGCCGAGCCAGTTGAACGGCCGCCGCTTCAAGGTTGCCAACTCAACTACCAATACCTTCAGCCTGCAAGACCTCGACGGCAACGCCATCGACAGCAGCGCCTACCTGGCCTACGTCGAGGGCGGCAAGGTGCGCAAGGCGGTCCAGACGCTCACGAACCTGCACCACCTCGAGGGCAAGACGCTCGTGGCGCTGTGCGACGGCAACGTCGTCGAGAACCTCGTCCCGTCGGTCGGCGTTGTGACGCTGCCGCGCCGCTTCAGCCGGGTGCATATCGGTCTCAAGTACGCCTCGGAACTGGAGACCCTCGACCGCGAAATCCCGCAGGGCACGACGCAAGGAAAGACCAAGTCGATAGGGCGCGTCGGCATCCGCTTCGAGAAGTCGCGCGGCTTGTTCTACGGCCCGTCGTTCAACCCCCGCCGCATGGTCGAACTCAAGCAGCGCGAGGACGAGAACTACGACCAGCCGACGTCGCTGCTGAACGACATCCGCACGGTCTACCTGCCGGCGGACTGGAACACGCACGGCCGCGTGTGCATCCGGCAGACCTACCCCCTGCCGATGACGATCCTGGCCATCGCGCCCGACTACACCTTCGAGGACTTCGAGCGCCGAGGTGACTGATTACACGATCGAGCGCGCCGTTGGGGACGACGCGCTCTTCGTTGCTGCCCACCTGCGGCCGCAGGACCTTCAGGAACTCGCGGCCACCTCCGGCCTCGCCCCGGAGGTCTCGCTGCTGCGCAGCCTCGAGGTCTCACGCGATACCAACGTCGGCAAGATCGACGGGCGCCCCGCCTGCCTGTTCGGCGTCTACAGCCCGACCGTCCTGACCGCCCACGGGCACCCCTGGTTCTACGGCACGACGCTGCTGGAGGGGCACGAGCGCGCGTTCCTGCGCCGCTGCCGGCCTTGGGTGGCCGAGATGGGGCAGCGCTACGGCACGCTCCTGAACTGGGTTGACGCCCGCAATAGGAAAGCGATACTATGGCTGCGCTGGCTAGGATTTGATGTCGATGAGGCAACGATCCCCGCCGGGCCGCACGGCCTCCCGTTTCACCCGTACCGCTATGAGGGCGCGAAATGAGTTTCGATCCGGCAACCCTCACGGCAATCTCGATCGCTTCAACCGTCGCCTCGACGGGAATGCAGATCATCGGGCAAGGCCAGCAGGCGAAGGCGCAGCAGGCGTCCTACAACTACCAGGCCGCTGTCGCCCGCAACAACCAGATCATCGCCGAACGTCAGGCCGCCGACGCCCGCGCGCGTGGCGCCGAGGCTGAGCGCCAGCAGCGCATCAAGACGCAGCAGTTGATCGGGCGCCAGCGCGCGGTCCTCGCAGGCAATGGCGTCGTCGTCGACCAGGGCTCCGCGCTCGACATCACGACAGACACAGCCGGCATCGGCGAGCAGGACGCGCTGACGGTGCGCGCCAACGCCGAGCGCGAGGCGCTGGGCTTCGAGGCGCAGGGCATGAACTTCGGCGCGCAGGCGGGCCTGAACGCCTTCTCGGCCGCCAACTCCTCGGCGACGATGGGGCAGATCGGCACGGCGCTCGGCGGTCTCGGGACCGTGGCCGATAAGTGGTACCGCTTCAAGGGCCCGTCGACCGGAGGCGGCGGAAGCTCCGCCTACTCAGCGAGCATGGGGTATTACCCGGGCGGTAGCGGCGCTGGGATGGGCGTGTAATGGCTACCGTCCCGCGGGTCGCAAATACCTCCGTCGAGCTTCGGCCGCTCGGCACGCCGTACCAGTCGGCGGCCGGTGCGACGCCCGAGGCTTTCGGCGCCGGCAACGCCCGCGCGCTGATCGAGGGCGGCCAGCGGCTTGGGCAGGCGGCGAACCAGATCGGCGAACTGGCCCTGCGCATCAAGGCGGACGACGACGAGCGCGAAGCCAAGGACGCCGACATCGCATTCCGTCAGCGCAAGCTCGGCATCCTGCGCGGCGACGGCACGACCGAGAACCCGGGCTTCTTCGGCACGCTCGGGCAGACGGCGATCGACGGCTACGGCACCAGCCGCAAGGCGCTCGAGCAGTCGCAGGAAGAGATCGCCAAGGGCATGAAGTCCGACCGCGCGCGTCGCCTCTTCCTCGAGAGCGCGCAGCGGCAGGTAGTCGACGCCGACGAGCAGATGATCGGCCACGTCACGCGACAGCGCAAGGAAGCCAGCGACGCGACCTCCATCTCCCGCATCAACTCGGCGGCGAGCGAAGCGGCGCTTTTCCCCAACGACCCGAAGGTGGTCTCAAAGGGTCTCGGCATCGCCGAGGCGGAAGCCGCCGCGATCTCGCAGCGCAACGGCGAGACTGGTGACGTGGCCGCAGACCGCGCCCGCACGGCTCGCACGTCCGTCGTCAAGAGCGCGGTCGACGCCGCGATCGAGAACGACGTCAAGACGGCCGAGGGCATCTACAAGCAGTACGTCGGCAGCATCGACGGGCGACAGGCGGCGCTGATGCGCAAGGCGATCGACGAGAAGCTGGTCGTTGTCGAGAGCCAGGTCGAAGCCGACAAGATTTGGGAAGAGGCTAAGAAGAACGGCTGGGACGAGGTCCGCACCAAGGACGAAGTTCGCAAGCGCCTCGAGGGCAAGGTCGAGGACAGCGTCATCACGCGGCTTAACCAGCGCTTCGCCGACATGAACCAGCGCGAAGCCCTGGCCGACGCGCGCGATCAGCGTGCCCGCCGGCAGCGGCAGCAGACCGAGGAGGACGAGGCCCGCCGCGCGTTCGACCAAATCCGCCGCGAAGGTGGCACGCCGGAAGAGCAGTTGAAGAAGGCGGAGGCACTCAACGGCCGCGTGTTCTCGCTGGTGACGGCGGAGATCGACAACCTGCGCCGCCGTGAAAGCAACGCCGCCATCGAGCGCGATAACGGTTTGCGCCGTGAAGCGTTCGCGATGGCCGGGCAGGGCAAGAACCCGGAAGAGTTCTCGCCGGAGATGAAGGCGTCGATCCGCACCGACGCAGAGTGGCAAGCGCTGACGCGCGCGTACGCCCGTGTCTCGAGCGGGGCGCCGGTGGTCACGAACTGGGGCAAGTACGCCGAGTACCAGTCGCAGGTCCGCGACCCCGATCAGGCCCGCTTCGTCAACCTCGAAGAGGCGCGCGGCTATCTGGCAGACCCTCAGTTCGCCGAGTTGGCCCGCCTCAAGGCCGCGGCCGAGAACGGCAAGCTCGACATCAACGCGAAGAACGACGCGGGCGCAGTCAACTCCGTCCTCAACGGCTTCGGCTTCTACAAGTCGGCCAAAAAGGACGATCC